ATAGATCAGATGCTAGATGCTTATCGTAAGATAGACGCTATTCTCGCGCAATTGCGTAAGGATAACGGTCAATCTGTTCGACGCTCTGGCACTCTTTTCTATGATAAGGAAGTATCGACTAGATCAACCATTTCGGGTGAATGCACCGCTTATGTTCCTCGGTATTTTCCAATACTGAGTAACGTCGGTGACGGACCCCCTAATGGCCCTTTTGATACCTGGACAGAGACTGAAACTCGAGTATGGTTCTCGGGCAAGGGTTCTTACATCCTTGACGCGAATCTACTCAAAAATCAGTCTGACTCCAAGATCGATGCTTATGCAAAGCTCTTGAAGGCAAATCTGTCACCGTCTACTGTATATGAGCTTCTTCCATGGTCATGGCTTATCAACTGGTTTACCAATCTTGGTTCACTAGTCGAGAATGCTATAGGTCATGGGGTCGGTGAATATACAGCAGACTACTGCTATCTTATGCGAACTGTCAAGAAGACAACCTATTATGATTGTCTTAATTTCAATCGCAGAGGATTCTTTACCGCTGCTGGGGTTAAATACCCAACTACGGTTAGAGACGCTCAAATCAAAGTCATTGAGACTACGAAAGAGCGAATAGCAGCATCACCATTTGGCTTCGGAATAACACTGCCCGACCTTACGGACGGACAGTGGGCTATCCTAACTGCCCTCGGTCTCTCACGTCAGAATTTTCTCTGAAGTGATTCTTGACCGAGATTTACAACCAAAGGAGACTGTACTATGCTAGCTGATCCACTTGTTATTGACTCATCGTTCATCACTGCTGCTGACATTCCTGCCATCAGCCGTGAAACCAACAAATCCCAGTACCGACTTACTGTCAGTTCTGTGACATACTTGGTGACGATTTCGCACACCTATAAAGATGGGCGCCGTCGTTCTATGGTGAGACTTGATGCCACGAAAGTGGTAGCCGACCCGTATGTGACTTCTACTAACGTAGAAGACACGACGAGCGTCTACCTTATCATTGACAGGTCTGAGCGACTTGTCACTGATACCGCCGTGATCTCTTATGTTAAAGAGCTCCTCGGCGGCGTCATGGCATTTGCCACTGAAACGAACTCGGTTACGACCCGTACTGCTCAGATTGTAGCAGGTGAGTCGTGATTTCCGAGTTCATTGCAAGGCTAATAGTGGAACTCCACAAAGCTGTGGAGTACATTTTCGGCTAGAGTAGGATGGCTTCCTTCCAACTATGGAGGGTACCATGAAAAGCCTACTTACAGACCTCTGGCTGCAATGCATCCAAGATATTGGTTGCATGGGCAGTTATCCTGGCACTACCAGGGATAAGCTTGCTTGCTTATCCCGTGTTGAAGACGAGGGAGAGTCTTTTTTGACTCTCACCCTTCCTTCTTTCCTCCGAGACTTCGAGAGAAGCCTTGAGGATGGAAGAATCGACTCAGCAGCTTTCCGATCTTTTAGGAAAGCTGGGTCAATCCCTGCATTTTTGCAAGGTATGACCAGTCGTGTCTTCGACAGTCACGGTGTACTACTTCAGCAACCGGACATCAAAGCTATTGCTCATATCCGTCAACTGACAGGTATGTTCAAGAAGCTCAAAGCCGACTGTACCCCTAAAAGAGTACAGAAGGCCCTTGATGCCTACGTTGAAGTAGAACGCGACATGGCCCAGCTACGCGTGAGCAAAAGGGATCTTTCCCTTTTCTCGCAAGTAGCTGATCGCTTGTGGTCAAATTTCGAAATTAATCCCTTCGAAATCCGCCCCAAGTTTGGCCCTGGTGTGACTGCAGATAGGCTTTCTCACTCCGCGAGGAGAGAGTGGCCTGTCTGGCATTCACGTCTAGATGAGTCCTTTCCTTTCTACGGCACCGCCCTTGCGGTTGGCGCTATAGGAGAAGATCAGACTCAGCTAGTCGCTGAGGATCAAGAAAAACCTGTTAGGGTTATTCTTGTTCCAAAGACGCTCAAGGCACCTAGGGTTATTGCTGCCGAACCTGCATGTATGCAGTTTTGTCAGCAAGGTATCCTAGATCACTTGGAGTTAAAGCTTCG